TCGAGATGACGGTTACACCGGAATAAAAAAAAGTTCGGGTCGAAGATCCAAAAAACCTATTAAGGTTGAGAATCAGGATGCCCGAAATTAATTATAAACCCTTTAGCACTCGATGTTATGAACAAAAGATATATTTTCGCTGTTTATGTTAACGGCAAGGTCTGCAAAGTCTATGATTGGTTTTGTGAGACGGATAGAGAAATGAAATTGCAAGCGTGTGCATTATGCGCTGGGGTACGTGCTTTCAAAAAGAGTGCTGGAATATTAGTATATAAACTGCAAGAGGAGAGGACTTTCCTTGTGTGTCATAGCGTAAATTTTAATAATAGCTGGTATATATATCAATATGCTTTCCCTCTTTCCGCAGTAGAGAATTTTCAGATGTTACCTGATATACTGAACGGTAAGGTTAATGAGAACAAAGAAATAATCAACAAATAAACAACAAGGAAGAATGGAAAAGAAACTTGTTTTTTTGGTTTATCAGACTGATGCTTGGCACACTGTCAAGACAAGGGAACTTGTTTACATTGGTGAGAATATGGAGGAGACTATTCGTATAATGGTAGATTTTCTTTCATTAACCGAAGAGGATGTTAAGCAGCTTAGACAGTGGAGACAAACCTCATGCAACAATAGGGACTTTGAAGTTATGATTGAACGCCAATTCGTGAATGACTTTACCGTTTAATTCAAAACAACAAAAGATTATGAAACAAGCAAATCCTAAGAAGCGAACGTATCGCTATTGTGTGAAATGCGGTCATGCAGTACAATATGAGAGGATTTTGGATTATCCTTTCTACTGCCCACATTGTGATGAAAATATGTATAACTTTGAAACATACAGAAGAAGATGAGCTACAAGGCAAAAGCAAGAGTAAAGGTTGTTACCGAAGCGGGCAAATGGTATTTGGCCGAGATTAAGGGACTCAAAGAGGGAACTATTGTTGAGGGTATATACAACCCTCTGAACAGGGCGTTCGACTTCTACTGGAACGGTGAGGGGGCAATGCTTTGGATTGGCGAGAATGGAGAATTGATAGACGAATAATCAGATAATTAAAAATAAGACACAATGAACGTTTTTACAAATAACGCAGATTTCTACCCTACACCTGTAGAGGTAATAAATACAATGATGATGGGTGAGAACTTTATAGGTAAGACGATCCTTGAACCATCTGCAGGCAAGGGAAACATTGTAGACTGGCTTAAAGCAAATGGAGCTGGTAGAGTGATTGCATGTGAAAAGGACGAAAACCTAAAGAAACTGCTGACAGGCAAATGTGATATTATTGCAGATGACTTTCTTTCTGTTTCTTCTGAACAGATAAGTCATGTAGATTATATCGTAATGAATCCGCCTTTTTCTGAAGGAGCTAAGCATATCTTACATGCTTTTGAAATTGCACCTGCAGGATGTACAATTATTGCGTTGTGCAATAGTAGTAGTCTTAATAAAGGCTGGGAACATGATGCTACTAAAGAAAAGCTCATAGAAACAGTTAAGCTGTATGGATGTGAGGAATTTCTTGGCGACGTGTTTAGCTGTGCGGAAAGACAGACAAAGGTTAATGTTAGCATGGTAAAGCTCTACAAGGAGGGAGAGGGAGTTAATGAGTTCGACGCTTATATGTTCTCTAATGAGGCAGATATACTTGATGCAAACGAAACAGAAGGGTTAGTACCGTATAACGTTGTGCGTGATATGGTAAATCGCTATATCTCTGCTGTACGCCTTTTTGATGAAACAATGGCTGCTGCCGAGAAGATAAATTCTATTGCTTGTTTTAATGGCGAAGAAAACCGTTTCCTGCCTGTAAAATTTGCAGTTGTAGATGGTTCAAATGCGGTGGTACATGTAAGTCATCAACAATATAAGAAAGCTTTGCAAAAGTATTATTGGAGGTTAATCTTTGGTAAGCTCAACATGGAAAAATATGCTACACAGAAATTACGTGAGCAGATAAATAAATTCGTGGAACAGCAAACAAATGTGCCTTTCACCATGCACAATATCTACCAGGTACTGAACATGGTTATGCAAACCACAAAGCAGCGAATGGATACAGCTCTATTAGAAGCGTTTGATATAATTTGCTCTTTCTCTTCTGAAAACTCTACTGCTGGAGAGACGTGGAAGACAAATGCTAACTATATGGTGAATAAGAAATTTATTGTGCCTGGTATGACTTCATACGATGCACAGTGGCCGACGCCCTTTGTAAAGCGTAGCTATTCGAGTCATGATACGATGATGCAAGACGTGATTAAGGCTCTTTGCTATATTACTGGAGAGAATTATGATGCTATACCTGATATAAGACAGTTCTTGTATGATAATGAAGTCCAATGGGGGACTTGGTTTAATTGGGCTTTCTTTAGAGTGAAGGGCTTTAAGAAAGGTACAATGCACTTTGAGTTCCTGGATGAGAAAGTATGGATGACGTTTAACCAAGCTGTAGCAGAACAAAGAGGGTGGGTGCTGCCAAAGAAGAGAAAGAAATAATTGCATGTACAGGGAGGCTGTAAGAGCTTTGCAACCTCCCTAAAATAAAAACTTTGACGTATTTAATAAGATAAATATTTTGTAAATTGAAAATAAATTAATAACTTTGTAAGTAGATATTACTGAACTTAAATGATAGAAAGGAAATTATTATGATTGAATTAGCAGTATGTGCCTGCATCTTTGGAGCAGGAATAAAGGCTGCACTTGGCGGTGGTAATAGCCGTAAGAGTGGCAGAAGAAATAGCAA